GCACTTAAGGCCAGCAAAGACGGCCTGAAATCCCTGAACGAACAGGCCGGGCGCATTGACGGCTTTCGCAAGACGCGCTCCCAGCTTGCCATCACGGAAAAGAATCTGGCGGCAGCAAGGGAGGAAGCCGCCCGACTCTCTACACAGTTTGCCTCCAGCGTCCGTGAGATGAACCAGCAGACGCAGCAGTTTGAAAAAGCCAAAAACCGCGCCAGGCAGCTTCAACAAACTTTTGATGGTCTGAAGCTGTCTGTGCAACGCCAGCGGGAGGCGCTCAACGCTTCGGGCATTGACACAAAGCAGCTGAGTGCGGCGCAGCGCCGCCTGCGCGCGGACGCGGACGGAGCCAGTGCCGCCATTGAGCGCCAGCAGGCTGAGCTGCGAAAGCTTGGCGAACGCCAGCAGAAGCTGAGCGCCATCCGGGCGCGGCACGAAAAAACCATGAACCTGCGCAACAGCCTGGCCGGTAACGGCGCGGGCATGGTTGCCACCGGCGTGACCACCGGGATGACGATGATGGCCCCGGTCAGGGCTTACGCTGAATCAGAGGATGCCTCTACGCAGCTGGCCGCGTCCATGATGGGGCCGGGGGCCAAAGTGCTGCCGGAGTTTGAGAAAATCAACAAGCTGGCGGTGGGCCTGGGCGACAAGCTGCCCGGCACCACGGCGGACTTTCAGAACATGATGACCATGCTGCGGCGTCAGGGTATGAGCGCGCAGTCAATCCTGGGCGGGCTGGGTGAGGCAACGGCGTATCTGGGCGTTCAGCTGAAGATGGCGCCCACTGACGCGGCAGAATTTGCCGCCAAGCTGCAGGACGCCACGCAGACCAGCGAAAAGGACATGATGGCCCTGACCGACATCATCCAGAAGGGATTCTATGCCGGTGTCGATCCGGGAAACATGCTGCAGGGCTATGCAAAAATCGGCAGCGCAATGGACATCATCAAACAGAAAGGGCTGGAGGCTTCGAAAACCTTTGCGCCGCTGCTGGTCATGGCCGATCAGTCCAGCATGGCGGGCGAGTCTGCCGGTAACGCCTACCGCAAGGTGTTTCAGGGCATGATGGACGCCGACAAGATGAAGGGCGTAAACAGCGACCTGAAAGGCACCGGCGTGAAGTTTGACTTCACCAACGGCAAGGGCGAGTTCGGCGGCATCGATAAGATGTATCAGCAGCTGGCACAGCTTAAAAGCCTGAGCACTCAAAAGCGACTCACCACGCTGAAGGATATGTTTGGGGATGATGCGGAGACGCTGCAGGTGCTGAACATCATGATTTCCAAAGGCGTGGAGGGCTACAGGGAAACGGCCGCCAAGCTTGAAAATCAGGCCTCCCTGCGAGAGCGCGTCAATGCGTCACTGAACACCTTGGGCAACAAATGGGAGGCGGCCACCGGTTCGTTTACCAACGCAATGGCCGCCATTGGTGAAACCGTCGCGCCGGACCTCAAGCGGCTGTCTGACTGGCTGGGCGACCTTGCCACCTCGCTGGGTAATTTCGTGAAGCAGCACCCGCAGCTGACCGCCGGGCTGTTTAAGCTTGGCGCGGGGTTTGCCATTGCGGCCAGTGCCGTCGGCGTGCTGTCGCTGGCCGCTGCCGCCATTCTTGGCCCGCTGGCGCTGTTGCGCCTGAGCTGTGGCGTGCTGGGTATCAAAACCGTCAGCGCGTTCACGCTTATCCGGGGTGCGATTGGCCTGATGGGCAACGGGATTTTATGGCTGGGCCGCCTGATGCTGGCGAACCCCATTCTTGCGGTTATTGGTCTGATTGCCGCCGGGGCGCTGCTTATCTGGCAGAACTGGGACACGCTGGGGCCAAAGCTTGCCGCGTTATGGGATGGCATCAGCACCAAGGTCAGCGCCGTATGGGATGCCATCAGGACGTACATCAGTTCAAAGTGGAGTGAGATTGTTGCTGACGTGCAGGCGCTGCCGGCCCGTTTTCAGGAGGCCGGTTCGCAGATGATTGACGGGCTGATGGCGGGGATAAGCGCGAAGTGGGAGGGACTGAAAAGCAAGCTTTCATCCCTGACCAGTTACCTGCCTGACTGGATTAAACCGGGTGAAGCCTCACCGGTGAAGCCGGGCATGCCGCGTAAGAATCCGGGATCGGCAACGGGGTTTGCCGGGCTGTATGACAGCGGCGGCTTTATTCCCGCCGGTAAGTTCGGGATTGCGGGCGAGAACGGACCGGAGCTTGTGAACGGTCCGGCCAGTATCACCAGCCGCAGGCGCACCGCATCACTGGCCGCGTCCGCCGCGCTGGCGATGGGGATGGCAGGTACACCGGCCGCAGCACGGCCACTGCACCCTATGAGCCTGCCCGCCAAAGCACAGTCTGCCGGTGCCACCGGCGGCGTAATGTCTGCCGGAGCGGCTGCCCCGGTGCATAACAGCTTTGCATTTACCATCGTGCAGCAGCCGGGCGAAAGCCATCAGAGTGTGGTGGATGAGGTGATGCGACGGATTGAAGAGAAAGAGCGGCAGGCTCAGGCCCGCGCGCGCAGTTCCTACAGTGACCGTGGAGGGTTTGAATCATGATGATGACGCTGGGGCTGTTCGTTTTCATGCTGAAAACTGCCCCCTATCAGCAGCTGCAACACCAGCGCAGCTGGCGGTTTCCGACTAACAGCCGGGTGGGTGTCCGTCCGTCAATGCAGTTTTTGGGGCCGGATAACGACACCATCACGCTGACGGGCGTTCTGTTGCCTGAAATGACCGGTGGCCGCCTGACGCTGTTCGCGCTGGAGCAGATTGCGGAGCTTGGCCGCGCGTGGCCGCTGATTGAGGGCAGCGGGGCAATTTACGGCATGTTTGTTATCGAGAGCGTGAATAAAACCAGTACCGAGTTTTTCAGTAACGGCGCGTGCAGGCGCATCGAGTTTACGCTTACGCTCAGGCGAACGGATGAATCACTGCGCGAGATGTTTGGCAGCCTGAGCGACCAGCTAACGGCTATGCAAAGCGCGGCAACCGGCGCGGCGGGCAGGCTTAACTCTGCGGTGGGAGGGCTGCTGCAATGAACAGTTCCGCCTGGGCTAACGGAGCCATCAGCGCGCCGCAGTTTCGTCTGACGATGGAAGGTGCCGACATCACGCAAAAGATTGAAAAGCGGCTTATCAGCCTGACGCTCACGGACAACCGCGGATTTGAGGCTGACCAGCTGGATATTCAGCTGGACGATGCGGACGGCCTGCTGCAGCTTCCCCGCCGGGGCGTTGCGCTGACGCTGGCGCTGGGGTGGGAGGGGCAGCTGCTTATCCCCAAAGGCACCTACACGGTTGATGAAATTGAACACTCGGGAACGCCTGACCGGCTGACGCTTCGCGCGCGCAGCGCTGACTTTCGCGAGACGCTTAACACGAAGCGCGAAAAGTCATGGCATAAGGTTACGGTGGGCGACATCACGCGCGATATAGCGGCCAGGCATAAGCTGAAGCTGGCGCTGGGTGAAGACGTGGCAAAGCTTGCCATTGACCATCTGGACCAGACGAACGAGTCAGACGCCAGCTTTCTGATGCGCCTTGCGCGCCAGTCCGGGGCGCTTGCCTGCGTGAAAAATGGCAGCCTGCTGTTTATCCGCCAGGGGCAGGGGAAAACGGCCAGCGGAAAGGTGTTGCCGGTCATCACCCTTCAGCGCAGGGATGGCGACAGCCACCGGTTCAGCCTGGCAGATCGGGATGCCTATACGGGCGTGATAGCCAGCTGGCTGCACACGCGGGAGCCGGTGAAGAAGGAAGCCACGAAGGTGAAGCGCAGGCGCAAAACCACTGCAAAGAAAAAAGAGCCGGAAGCCAGGCAGGGTGATTATCTGATCGGCACGGATGAAAACGTGCTGGTTCTGAGCCGGACGTATGCCAGCCGCGCCAATGCTGAGCGGGCCGCCCAAATGCAGTGGGAACGGCTGCAGCGGGGCGTGGCCACGTTTTCCATTGAGCTGGCGCGCGGAAGGGCTGAGCTTTATACGGAGATGCCGGTAAAGGTGAGCGGGTTTAAGCAGCAGATTGATGCGGCGGAATGGATCATCACCACGCTGACCCACAACCTGGGCGACAGCGGGTTTACGACCAGTCTGGAACTGGAAGTCAAAATTGATGGGATTGAAATGGAATAACTCTTTATTAAAGTGTACGCATTTGAGTACAATGCGAAAGGATTGTTTGATTATGGGTTTCTATTGTGAGGTATCAAGAATGATGAATTGTCCGCTGTGCGGTAATGCTGCGCATACTCGCAGTAGCAATCAAGTATCAACAGAGACTAAGGAGCGCTATAATCAATGCCAGAACATAAATTGCGGCTGCACCTTTAAATCTCTTGAGACAATCTCAGCGATTATAATGAGGCCGGGAGAGGTTAAATCAGTTCCCCCTCACCCAGGCAGAAATCAGCAGCAAATGCTCTGGCTCTGAAAATTTTCAAAACTCGCTCCGGCGGGTTTTTTTATACAGAAAATTCGGTGTCGCCAATTTGTCGCCAGTAAAGAATAAATTGTCTATCAAGTTGTTGATTATATTTAGTATTTAAATGTATTAATAAATCAGCCCGATATTCATATCTGATAACTCAATTTACTTGGTGCAATGGCGCAGATTATATCAGAATTGAGCCTCTGCGGCGCAGTCAGCAACCGCAGCCAGCAAAAGGGGAAGAGGTGCAGGACAGCGATCTGATTGAGCAATTTCTGGATGCCTTGTGGATAGAGCGCAATCTGGCTGAGAATACCGTGGCGTCTTACCGGCTGGATTTACTGTCTCTGGCGGGGTGGCTACAGCACAATGAATCAAATTTGCTGCGGGTCGATGCCGTCGATTTGCAGGGCTTCCTCGCGGAAAGAGTGGAGGGTGGTTACAAAGCCACCAGTTCGGCTCGTCTGCTGAGCGCCATGCGCCGGCTGTTCCAGTATCTCTATCGTGAGAAACTGCGCGAAGACGATCCCAGCGCGCTGCTGGCTTCCCCAAAACTCCCTCAGCGTTTGCCAAAAGACCTGAGCGAAGCACAAATTGACCGGCTGTTGCAGGCGCCAAGCGTTGAACAGCCGATTGAGCTGCGCGATAAAGCCATGCTGGAACTGCTGTATGCCACCGGTCTACGCGTCACAGAACTGGTGAGCCTGACGCTGAATAACGTCAGCCTGCGGCAGGGCGTGGTGCGGGTGATCGGTAAAGGTGACAAGGAACGGCTGGTGCCGCTGGGCGAAGAAGCGGTGCACTGGATTGAGCAATATCTGGAGTACGGCAGGCCCTGGCTACTCAACGGCCAGACGCTGGATGTGCTGTTCCCCAGCAACCGCGCGCAGCAGATGACGCGGCAAACTTTCTGGCATCGCATTAAACATTACGCCACACTGGCAGGGATCGACAGCGCGAAGCTCTCACCTCACGTATTGCGTCACGCATTTGCCACCCATCTGCTGAACCACGGGGCGGATCTGCGCGTCGTGCAGATGCTATTGGGGCACAGCGATCTCTCCACCACCCAAATTTATACGCATGTTGCCACCGAGCGGCTGCGTCAGTTACATCAACAGCATCATCCGCGGGCCTGACCTGGCGGAGTGAATAAACGGCCCGCGAATGAGGCCCTTAAAGGACAAACGATGAAAAAGCCTTACCTGGTACTTTCTCTGCTGATCGCCGCCATTAGCGGTGTGGCACACGCAGACGATGCCGCCATTCAGCAATCGCTGAAGAAATTGGGTCTGCAGCAGACTGAAATCCAGCCTTCCCCTTTGCCAGGCATGAAAACCGTGCTGACCGAGAGCGGCGTGCTGTATGTGACCGAAGACGGCAAGCAGTTTATTCAGGGGCCGCTGTACGATGTCAGCGGTGGCCAGCCGGTCAACGTCACCAATAAGCTGCTGGAGAAGAAAGTCGAGGCGCTGAGCGATCAGATGATCGTTTATAAAGCGCCAAAAGAGCAGCATGTGATTACGGTATTCACCGATATCACCTGTGGCTACTGCCGCAAGCTACACTCCCAGATGGCTGACTATAACGCGCTGGGGATCACCGTGCGTTACCTCGCCTTCCCACGTGAAGGGATGAATGGCCAGGTGGCGAAATATTTGGAATCCGTCTGGTGTGCGGCCGATCGT